GGGAATCTTGTAAACCTGGTTCCATACGTCACCGACAAGATCGTATTCGTATATTTTCCCATTTTCGATCTTTGAATGGTTAGCGTACTTGAGCCCCAATCGCAAATCATACACATTGTTAGCGCTATCAACTGGAGATATTTTAATTTTAGTAACAAAGTAGACAGCCGGGGTATATTCTTCAACAGTATATGTTCCAGTGACTTTAGGGGTGTCATAAATCTGCACCCAAGTACTGCCATAGTCTTCTGAAACATACACCCTGGGTGGGTAGTCTCTGACAGCATTATAATATCTATAGCGGAAATAATTCATATAAAATGGAGTAGCAACGTCATATATAACATATTGGTTATTTTTAGTAATATCAAAGTACGTACTGTCATTATAATCAAATGGGTTGTATGCGGTAGAGATATTCCCGGTACACGTTTCAACGGTAACGATATCAGCAAGGTTAGGAGCCGTATAGTAGACATCATTAAAACTATCGCACCGAAAATGCACTGTATCAGATTGCGAATCATATATGGCATACAAAATAAACCCAATCACCTTAGGGGTTAAAGCGTATAAAAAAGTAGTATCAACAAATAGGGACTCCTCCACAGGCAGTTCCACAGGCGTGGTAAGCGTTTTGATGATAGTGTTCGGGGTGCCGTCCTGATTGAACCCATCCAGGAAAGACAGTTGCAGCGGATATTCTGCACTGGCAAACACCTTTATTGCCGAATCAGAAGAAACGTCAGCGCTGTACACCTGTAGAGAGTATATACGCACACTGGACGCGTCAAACTCATCGATCAACAGACGGTGGTAAGTATAGTACCCTTGATTTTCGACCGGGATATCAGCCTCGTATAGCACTTTACCGGTGTCCCACGTAAGGGTAACAAGATTCTCATGTAGCGTCGTCCAGTTAACACCGTCGTTGGATCCCTGAAAATGCCACACCCTCGGGGTATACCCATTCTCTGATACAAAACGGTACTTTTTCGCCTTAAAACTCCTATGTGGACTGTAGTACTGCACCCAACATCCAAGATTCGACGCACTCCAATACGTAGTGCTATCTAGCTGGCTTCCTGGAATTGGATACACATTTCCAACGCTACCTTCGCTAGCGGTTAGCTCGCCAGATGTAGTATAGCCAGAAACAGGTGGCATAATCAGAGAAGGGAGCTGTATATAATCAGGAGCCATATATATCGAATCCTGATATTTCCCTGATAACACAGTGTTACAATTCCACAACCCCGTAGGCGCCACCTTTGGCATAGTGCTCTGCTGCGGCGACCCCAAAAGCCTAATGTTCGGGAGTACTACGTTTCGTTTAGTTTGTATCACTGCCATGGCTTATCCCTCCGTATACCTGGCGTATAGCGCCACCTGGCTATTGGACGTCATAAAGCAAAGTTTCTCGTTGGCGTCCATCTCAAGATCAAGGGACATCTGCACTATACTGCCGGCGGGGATTACCTCTGAATCCAAAAGGCACACCACGTCAGTCATGTTTGCATACAGCGGAGGATCGCTAAGGTTCCACGTTCCATCGTTTACAACGGACGTTGTGGGGGCAAGCACCTCTTTCATGTACCACGTAAGGTCGTTGACACAGACATATATCCTGTACTTGGTTGCCCCACCGGATTCAGCCCAGCTAATAGTATGATAGTTGTTAGTGTCGTCAAGGGTATCATACCCGCTAAGCAGTGCCTGATAAACGTACGGTTCCGTTTCTCCCAGGTCATTCACCGCAGAGACATAATACTGATACTTGGTGGTACCGGCCGCGCCTGTCGGCGTGACTGATCCTGAGGCGGGTTTCACCAAAGCGGTGATGTTCACGTCTTTTATGGCAAGCACGATATTGGCAGGGTCCCGTGAATAGTTGAAAATATGCACGTATTTTGTCAGCGTTGCAGATCCAGCCACAAGGTCAATCCATGTATCAGTGGCCGGGTTTTTAAAGTTAACCGAAGGCATATCTACACCTCCTATGCAAGTCTAGGTACAGTAAGAATCACTGTGCCTGTTTGGAGCGGGAATGTGACTATTTCGCTATATGATCCACTTCCACTACCATTCCCTACAGGTCGCCTTGTAGGCATAAGGCAACACCTCCATTAGGTCATCTCTATTACAAACGGTGTTCCATCGAGGGATATTTTCCCTATCTCCATACACACACCCGCCTGTACGGCCGTCACGGCCTGCGTGAATCTGCCGTATTCGTCCACGTACCAAACACCTATGGCATTAACGGCCGGATCCTCGTGTTCGCCTTGAAATAATATGTCCGCATACTTCTTGGAATCTACGGTTCTGGTGTTCCTGGCTACTCCAAATGAATACGTCCCATTCTCATAAGCGGGATTGGTGCCGTTCATTCTGCGCCACTCAAAAACATTACCGCCGGGGATATCGTTGATAAGTACTACAACGTCACCATCAACCACCTCAGCTGATACAGGGTGATTTTCAAACACCACGTTTTTCTCATGCTTTACCCACTTAAACTTCAGCGGATCGGAGGCGTCGCCCACGATTATTTGATTGTCGTCGCCGGACTCCAACCTCTGTACTCCCTGCATGTGGGTGGTTAGATAAGCCTCTTCAATGTTATCGAGGATAGCCTTGTTTGCGTGGTCGTGTTTCTTTGTGACTGCGTCGGCCAGGTCAACCTCGGTCTGCGTGTATGTATCAAGTAGCGCCTTGTTTGCGTGGTCGTGTTTCTTTACTACCGCGTCGGCTAGATCAACCTCGGTCTGGGTATAGGTGTCCAGCAATGCCTTGTTATCATGGTTGTGTTTCTTCGCTACAGCGTCGGCAAGATCAGCCTCTGTTTGCGTATATGTATCCAGCAGATCTTTGTTTGCGTGATAGTGCAGGTTTACGTCCCTGGCTATTTCCTGGACGGTACTGCCATCATAGAAATATACGGCGTGCTCGGTGGTGTTATACCATATACGTCCCTCGTATAAGTCTTCCGGGTTTCCCTCTATAGCGTCAATAACAACTTCCCTGATGCTGTTACCAAGCAGGTTAATATCACAATAAACTTTCTGCTCTGCCATTTTCACACCCCCAATCTACAAAAGATATAGCCGGCCCATGGCAGGCTTATTGAAATAAACCTCAATAACATTTGGGCTGGCGTACCTTATCGAACCTTGCATTATGTGTCCGTCATACCCGACAATCACCGGGTATGGGTATCCTCCTAGATTGTGGGTCGCCACCCATGTGGTGGAGGGATCCGAGAACTCATAAGTTTTTCTGCCGAAATCCTTGTAGCTGAATACTCCCATGTAGCCGTCAACCTCTACGTTGAAGTCGGCGTCCACACGGTTGGCATTGGAGTCGTACACTATGTCACCCACTATCACGTCACCGTCTCCATTTTTGATTAGCACAACGGGCACGGTGTCCTGCAGGTCATGTGTGGCTTCCCATGCGTCGCTTGGGGTTGCGTTGTACAACTCATATCTTTTCAGATAGCGGTGGTGAAACACTATTGCCCATCCGGTCTGTGGAGAATTGAACGTTACCTTGACGTTGTTTTCGTCCACGTAGTTTATTTGTGCAGATATAACGTATCCGTCAGAATCCAAAAGAAGTATCCTGGGATAAGCCTGAAGTCCGTGGTTGATCTCCCATGTATCGGATTCTGTAAAGTAACACTCAACGTATCTTGGCTCATCTATGTATCCCATGCCACCATCTCCTCCGGTTCCGCCAGAGAGAAAAAACGCCCACAACCCGAGAGGCGGGGCAATGCCTGTAGTTTCATCAAGAGCGATATAAAGAGCGCCATTGTGGAGCACCAGCGCGTCACGGGGGTATGTAGCGGTTGGGTCGAATTCCCCCATGAACTGTAGCCCCTTCTCACCCTGTATGCCTTGGGGGCCGGCAACCCCTGCCTCCAAAATAACAGGGGCACCGTCCTCAGCCAAAACAACCGTAGGGGTGTTTGCTTCCTCAACGGCGACGGCAACCGGAGCTTCCTCTGTAACAACAAACTCATAAGTGATTACATCAGACATTCTTCGTCACCGCCGGTTCAACCGACCAGTCGCCTTCCACGATACAGTATGTCCTAGCGCCATTGGTGACCATGAGGTCATACACTCCGCCACCGCTCATATTCTTTGTCTGATAGTCTTCAATCGTTAGCCATATCCCATCGGATTGGGTCTGAAGACCAGCAGACTCGTTGAGTTCCAGAACAACGTCCCCGTTGTAAGACGTGCGGAATTGGCACTTGGAAGTGTAGGTCGAAAGGTCAAAACCGCTCTTGGATCGAAAGAACAGGATTTTTGAACATCCCTGTTTCAGCTTTATGTTATACTTTCCAGCCATTGGCTACACCTGCCTTAAAAGACCATACCGTGGAATACACCTTTAGAGGGGACTGTTACAACGAGCTTTACGCCGTTGCCTCCAGGATCGGAGTACGTGTCGCACCCGTAACCCCTAGCCCCGCCGTCCAGTTTGGTGACCCCGGAGTCAAACACCTGCTCAGCGATCATTACAACAACTCCGCCGCCACCTCCGCCGGCATAACAGTCATTGCCGTTGTGCCACGGGCCGGTCCAGTTATAAAGCGTTCCAGGAGCGCCCCTTGCGTCGATTTCCCCGTCAAATATAATGCGCCTCGCCTGTATCCAGACCCCGCCGCCGCCTCGTACAGGGTTCCAAACGTCATTATATGTTCCGCCGGATCCGCCGCCGCCGTAGACATAGAACGGCCACTCACGCTTCTTGCTCATAAGATAGTTCATGGCAGTGGCGTAGTCTGCGGACATGCTTTCGCTGACGGCGCCCGACTGGGGACACAGTCCGCTGCGCACAAGGTAGTTGCCTCTGCTGTAGTGGTGGTAACGCCCACCGGCACCGCCCAGCACTCCATCAGCACTATAACCTGGAATACCACGATCTTTATGCCCGCAAACAAGAACCTCGTAGTCAAGACCAAATGGGCCGCGGGCAAAGGCGTCTATTTTCCCGTGTATCCGGCACGTGCCAGTGCAGTGAATGATCACACAATACTTGGTCGGATCGTTGGGAAGTGGTGTGTATCCATAATACTGATAACTTGAGCTTCCAACAAACAACGTATGCCCAGCGTTCAATGTAAAGTTGCCGTACTGGTGATACCCGCCCAACGTGATGTTTCCTGTACTTGAGAAATTAGCCGGCATAATACATCACACCCCGAAGTCGTACGCAGCCATGCCGTAGTAGTAAGTGCCGTCAAAGAAGAACGTCACTATATCCACACGGTTGATGTAGGCGTCGGTAAAATCGGGAGGAGTTTTATCATTCCATTTTACGTTGGCAGGCCAGGTAATGTTAGCGCCAGTAACGGCATGCTTTATCATGAAAACCAGGTTGGTAGCAAAAGGCGGATTGACAAAGGACAGAGACTTGCTCCCGCTCAGGATGTAGAGTTGTTTGTTCCCGTAATTCCAGTCAATGGTAGTCTCTCCAGCCGAGTAGGTTTTCAGGGTAAACCCGGCCGGATGAGCCCCAAACGGAAAGGGGGCATCAACGATTGGGTTTGCTCTAAGTATTGCCAGTGACAACAGATCATCGGCAGTATATCCTCCCAGATATTCAGCGTTAGGGATCGCCACGTCGGACACCCATTCGCCCCCAGTGTATCTTTTGAGCACTGCATTCCCGCCGCCAGCAACAGCAGATGTGTCCAGCCAAAAAGAATTTTCTACCGGATCTGTAGGCGGCGTTGGACCGGCGTCATAGGTGCGGAGCCTGTTCAAAAAGGGATACACCGCCAGGGAGAACTCATTTATTATCTTCTGTATCGCAGTATTCGTGAGGTCTCCGTCAGGGGCAAAATCTACCGGATATTGCGGTCTCCATTGAGACATTAATTACACCTCCGCATACACTATCGTAATTTTTCGTATGGACGCGCTACCCTCAGTGATGATTACTTCCGGTTCGATCGACCTGGTGCGTATGTTCACCCTGCGTTCGATCGCCGTTTCTCCAAGGGTATATATCGGATCAGCGTCACTGTAAGCAACGTCACTATCATCGTAAGCGACGTCCCCCATGGCGCTTGTACTGAACGGGATAGCGTACCGTCCAATCATGAATGCCCCATGCGATACGGTATCGGGTTGCAGATATAAGATAACGCGCTTCACTATGACGTCGTGGTCAAATATGTATCTCTTCAGCTTCATGCTTGCCTGCAACTGCCCCGGGAAGTCCGACTGTATGTACAGCTTATCCGCACCGGCCAGGTAGATTCTGCCGCCGACATCGAGGACAAAGTTGACGTTGAAGTCAAAGACTACGTGACTCCACGCCTGCCTTTCCCCAATGCCCAAATGAAGAATCCAGCACACATTAGATCCGTTCGGATTGACGTATATTTGGTTCCTGGATGGAATGTGCCATATCTTCGCAGCGCTCGTACTGCTCTTGGCCAGATAGCGGTTGACGTTTTCGGCCAGGGGGCTTTGCAGAATGTCACCGTATTTTTCCGTAACTGAGAGTTCCTTTAGTCCGCTTTTGGTCATATAGACAACATCGTTCGATACACGAACAACGCAGTCTTTGGAGATAACATGCTCCATCGATTGGGTCTCAACGATCGCCCAATCGGGGAATTCGCCTTTTACCCTAAATATGCGTCCGGACGTTTTGAACACAACTATATCCGACGGCATAGGCTGAATAGCGATTATGTCACCGGAGTCTTTATAACCAACATTTATTGACTTAGCCGATGAGTCGTCCTGCGGATCATCGGTCCAGTTTGTGTAGTCACCAACGGCGGAATAGTACAACGTGTCATCGCCTTTCTTTGCAACAACAACGCGCCCCGCGGGAGCACGGACAAAGACAATGTCGCAGTCAGGGGAAGTGTCAACGTCAGTCAGCGTGCTGCCGTCAAAGCTTTGGAGTTTCCCGCCGGAGGCTATAAGCACCACCCGTGGCGACTGACCCCACATGGCAAACGAGGGAGGTTCCGCTCCAGAGAGAGTGCCTTCAATATCGATTACTTCTCCAGTGGTGAGAACAACCTTTTTAAGGGTTTGGCCACAAGCCACCAGGAAATATCCGTCGTGGTAATTGCAGAAGATCGAGGTGATCTCAGCGCCTATATCACAAAAAACCTCAAACGGATATACAACCTTGGGCTGCGACGTTACACTCTCGAACTCCCAGTTTTTCAGCAGTTGCAGCTGGTTATTCTGTAAAGACTCAGGAGAAACACCGTAAACCTCACCGCCAGTAAAGTCATCAAAGGTCAAAACGCCTATAGCCTCGTGTTTGCTCCTGGCTTTAGGCATTGTTAGCCTCCCTTCGGACCAAGCATGCGGTTAGCTATTGCCACGTCCTGTGATATGTCATACTCGTTTCTGTTCAAGGCAAGTGCCGTTACCACCGACAATAGTCGCGGGATATGCGTATTAGGTATGGGGATCTCATCATCAGTTGAGGCTACGGACCCTGGGTGCGCGTAGTACTTTGCAACAACGCTCCCATCATACGGTACCACTTGGCCGTTGTGGATCTCCATTGGAAACTGGCCCGCCCATGCCAGAACATCATCGGGAGCGGTGTCGCCGTACTGGAAACGAACCTCCTTCAGCAGGAACGAAGCGTGCCCGTTCCGTATGCAGTCGTTGCAATGCGCCAGTATGCCGGCGTTTATATAGTCAATCAATTCGGAGTCTGAGTATCCAACGCCTCCGGAATCAAAAATCATAGGACGGAGCTTTGCCAAAAAAGCGTCAACCCTCACAGCGAACACCCCCTACACAAGCCCGGTAGAGTATGGGAACGCTCCGTAAGCCCCGGTCGCCATTCTCAATATTTCGTTATCCGCGATATTCTGCACCTCTGCATACTTGTTCTCAAGCGAGGCCACAACCATGTTTACAAGCGGAATATGCATACTGCTTGGCAAACTCACGGCCCCGGAGGGTTCATTGAACGATGGAGGCATAAACTGGTATTCGATATACGCCGTCCCCGCGTCAGAAAAGATCTCTCCTCCTCTAATCTCGTAGTCGATAGGGGTCTCTCTGGCGACATCACTATATAGACCGATCATGCCGGCAAAATCGCTGGGCAGGGACGCTTTCCCGTCAGTAAAAGTCAACTCCAGAACCTTTTTCGTAAATGGACTACCTATAGTCATAAGCACACCGAAGGCAGTATGTATGGCATGCGTTATGGCCTGCGCAATTTCATAGTCTGAATACTTCTGCTTCATGGTGTCCTTGACTTTGAACCGCGCAGCACCGGCCAGTTTGTCAATGTATATCATTTATATCGCCCCCTCGGAGCTACGCCATTCAGGATGCTGGCGAATAAGCCTGCGCAACGCCTGCGTGGCGTCTTCTCCACTGCCGGCTATAGCGCAAACGGCGTCCTGGTTTCCTTCTCTAGCCAGTCTTTCGAGGTCGTCCATTGGTATTGAGGCTACCTTTCTGAGGTTGCCGCCAAACCCTTTGTGGCCACGGGTAAAGCCTTTGTTACTCTGTCTCTCTATTGCGTTTTGGGCATAGATGTCATCAGCATTGTAAACATGCCGGACGTAGATACTGTCTCCATCTTCCCACAGGTATGTTTTTCTCATAGAACCACCTCATAAAATAGTGTGGGCGACACAAGGCCGCCCACGTCAGTCATGCTAGTTTATGGCTGTAGGTCAGTGATTATGGCACTGGCCTTCTCGGCCATGCCGGAAAGGGTAAGCTCTCCGAGGAGAACCTGCTTCTCTGAGTCGCCGGTCTTGGGCAGTACGTACTTTTTAACCGGACGGAAGGTGTTAAGTTTCCAGTACTGGGTATCCAGCACGAACGCCTTCTCGTTGGGCATCCACCTGTCGGCGACGATCTTCACAAGGCCGAAGTCGGACTCGTAAACGTCTATCTTCCTAGTAAGCTTGGTCTTGTCAACGGGGAACGTTCTGTCTACGTTGGTGGTCCAATTGGAGATTGCTCTCTTGGTCTTACCGGAAACTACCACCATATCAGGGTTACCGCCAGCATTCCACGCGGCCTGTATGGCATCGTTGAGCAGGTCTTCGGTGAGATCCCTTGGGGTACCGGAGTTGTCCAGGACGTTTGTGGTTATGAAGTAGGGAACACCGCCCATCTTCCTTGGAGTGGACGTTGCGTCTCCCTGTACGGCGGAGGCGTTCTCGATTATTGCTTTCTCTATGTCAAGAGCAAGCGCCTTCATAGCCTTGGACATCTGGTAGGCTATTTCAGACTTGACGCCGTACTTGTCTGCGGCCTCCTGGGATCCGGTAACTTTGTAGCCGCGCCTAAAGATCTGCGTGTAGTTCATCAGCTCTACACGGGGGTCGGGATCGGACACGGTAAACTCGGCACCCTCAACCGCGGCGTTATCGGTTGGAGTGGGCAGAGTATCCTCTAGCCACGAATGAACAGTCCCAGTTGCTGGTTTACCTTTGCCTATGGCAGAGGTAATAGGAGTGTCGGAAGGGGATATGTTTAGAACAAGATCGGTCATATCCTCCTTGTTACCAACGGCTACATAAGTGTTTGCACCCATATTTCATTCCTCCTAATCTGCATACCCCCATTCAAGAAGGAATTTGACTTTCTCCTCGGGCGTCATTGATCCAAACTTATCAGCAGACACCCTTTTCGGTTGTGACTGCTGGCCAACGGACGCCCCGGGTCTCTCTACTTGTGGGGGCTCAGGTTTTTTGTTTTTTGCGTACCAATCGGCCCGACATTTGTCGAACCACTTCTTTAATCCTTCAATATTCCCCTTGGCGAACTCAGCCTGCATTTGGTCTCTCTGATATGCGGGCATATTGTTTGCCCATTCAGGGAAGTAGTTGTATATCTTCTCGAAGTTGGGCTCTTTCTTGCGGTAGCTATCCACAAGAGCGTCAAATTCACGGCGCTTTTGTTCCTCAGCCTCGCGAAGCTGTTGCTGTCGCAACTCCTCTTCCTGCTGCCTGCGCAGGTTTTCTTTGTACGTGTCGTACAACCTGTTTGTCGCAAGCTGTAGGGTTGCCTGGTGTGTTACATCGAACGGATCAAAATCCTCAGGTGATATACCTAACATCTCGCACGCCTGCTGTTTTGCATACCCGCTTATCTGTCTTGCGAAAGACAGGCGGTCTACAGGCGGTTGCGGAGCCTGGCGTGCAGCAAGCTCTTCTCTGAGTCTTCTCAGCTCCTCCTGGATCGCTTTCCGCTCCTCGGCCAACTCCTCCATCTTCTTGCCGAACCCTGCTCTCATGCGGTTGTAAACCGCCTTCAACTCGGGCGGCAGGCGATGAATATCGACCTTATCAAAGTCAGTCGCGTCAAGCTCTTCAGGGGTATACGGCTTTACTTCCTCAGTCTCTTCTTCCTCGCCAGTTGGCTCCATTTGCTCAATGGGTTCCTCTTGCTCGGGTTCCTCATCATCAGCGCTCACTTCTCCAGGGTCGTCGGCAGCAGGTATCTCCTGCTCAACGTTGTCCTGTTCTTTCTTCTTGTCCTCATCAATAGTGATGGGGTCGCCACTGATGGTCAGGTTGCCGTTCTCGTCAAGTGCAAAGTACTCGTCTACGGGGTTCGCTGTGCGATTGTCCCGTGTTTCCATATCCATTCAATAACCTCCCTAGGCGGTCCGCTATGCGGTTGTCGCCGTCTCAATTATTATTTTTCCTGTTGCTCTTCTTTCGCCTCAAACTCGGCGATAAGACCATCATCAATCATTCTGTCCAGTGCGGACTCAAACTCTTCCTTCGCTACTAATAGGCAATGAATTTTATAAACCTCGTCTCGGCTGCATTCTGATTTCTTTAGGGAGCGGATCAGCTCCTCCTCCCAGCGCCCCAGCGATTTCTGGAGGAAGGCTTTCAAGTCCCTTGCTATTCGGGAGCGCTGAAGGCGTTCCTCCAGCGTTATTGGGTATTGCTCCAATGGGCATCACCTCCTCCTCATTCACAAAGTAGCTGTCAGAATCCTCAAGCCCGGCAAGTTTCAGCAACGCCTTGCCGGCCTTTACATAGTGCCTGGCGTCGGCCACTCCAAGCTCCAAAGCCTGCGGGAATATCTTGGCCACGTACAACTGGAGCGCCTGTGTCTGCATTTCTTTATCGCTGACACCGACACCGGAATTGACCACCAGGTCGTATTTGCCGTCAAGGTCGTCCATTGAAACGTCCAACTTGTCGTTGATGAGGCGCACTACCTTCTTTTGGTCCATGTACAAGCTGTTCAGCTTGATCATGTACCTCAGCATATCTATAACTCCGCCGTCGCACTCGGCGAACTTGCGAACAATACTGTTCAGCTTTGCGTTGCCGGCGTCGAACAGAAGCTGCATGCCGTGAGCGGTATCCGCTTTGGCACCCTCTATCATGCCGCGCATAACACGGCTCCGGCCGGATAACTGCTCTATGTGGCGCTCCAAAACCTCCAGGAATGTCATGGTCCACGGCGCCAAAGGCTGCGTGGGCATGGGATATACAGCCTCCCTCGGGTTGCCGGTAACCCTCACCCACTCTTTGTCCTTGATGAGATCGTCTATGTTTATGGCGTTGCCGTTTACAAACTTCCTTGGGCTATTGTTTATTGACAAATTGACAGAAACCTGCCTGAACATGGCCGTCTTGAAGTGCTGGAATTCACCGATGATCTCCGCCAGCGAATCCTCACCAAACACTTTATAGGGATCCCTATAAGTGGACAGCCAGAAGAAGGGATGTCGCTTGTTCGGGTTTTCGTCCAGGCGTATCAGAGTATTCCCGCAAACGGTGGCGACTATAGGCTCCATCACTCCGTCGCCATCGATGTCGCTGAACATGTACACCTCATCGATGTGCACCATGCGGTTGCCGTCCTCGTAGTACTGAACGTCCTGGAGGCTTGGGTTCTGCAGAAGATCCAGCTCATTGAACGAGGCGTCCTCTGCATTCTTCAGCGCCTTGTCGATGTTTCTGTACACTCCGGCACGTTCCCGTCTCTTGAGCATATCCACGGTAACCGGTACGTGGTGGGCTATCATGGGACAATCCTCGCCAAGAGACTTAGCCCACGGCGTCCACCTGAGTTCAGATACCGGGACGTTCTCAAGTATGGGCTGATTTTTCAAAAATTCCCTGCGGACGTAGATAACCCTCACTATGTCCTCAGAGTCTGTAGGTATGATTTCTTTTATTTCAACGTTGGGATCGGCGCGCAATTCCTCAAGGTTGTTAATATCGATGTACAACTCCCGATCAAGCGCTTTAGCTGTACGCTCCCAGTAACACTTGATAACCCCGAGGTTGAGCACGAGCGCCTCCTCGATCCACTTCTCGAAGACAGAGAAACCCTTATTCTCAACCAGGATTTGGTGCCCCAGGAGTTTTTTGGTCTTGATCGCCTTCTGCCAGTCTTCATCTGATTCAGCGGCAATGGAGACAACGGAGTCGTTTTCAGAGAAGAACGCCTTCATGAAAGCGGGCATGATCCACTCGACAACGTTTCTGACGTCGAAAGAGCGAGCCTTGCTCTGCTTGCTTAGGCGAGGGAACATGTCCTGGTAGAGGTCAAGTGCGGCGCGGTATATCTTCTGCCTAGTGATTATTTGGGGCATAATGACGCTTTGAAAATGGTCGTCCGCCAACTCCAACTCGGCGCGAATACGATCCAGGAGTTTGGCTTGTTTCTTCTTGTTCAGTTTATCCAGTAAGCTCATACGCTACACCTCACAGTGCACCCACAATGGGCAACTTGTCTTCGATATCGTCGCCATATCCTCCTCCAGTACTCCACCCCGTCGGCGGTACTGCAACCTGCTCCATGTAGGCCAAGCAATCGGCCAGGTCGTCGTGGGCAGACTTACACCCAGACGGTGTGAGGGATAACAGCTCATTCTTCATTTCTCCCATCCAGTAGGGGTCGCCAGACGGGAACCAGACAGTGCGGTTGGCGAATCGTGGCTGAAGAAGCTGCATTCTTTGGGCTTTCTTCATCTTCGCCTTCAACGGTTCTATCTCAAAAAATATCTGCCTCCTGGGCATCTCCTTTCGCACAAAATGCTCAATGGCCGCCTGGTACGCCACCTTCTCTATACCTACCTTGACGGGCTTATATTTGCTCGCACAGGCGAATATATTGTTAATAAGCTCGGAGGGATCCCACCTCCCGAACTGAACATCCAAAACAAACCAGTGATTGTCCGGGTTTACGCCGACAACGGTTATAACTGAATAGTCAGCGCTCTCCTTTTGGGATATAGCCGGATCAACGGTCATATACACCGCCAAAGACGCCCGCGGGAGATCCTTGGGCTCATAGTATTGTAACCAATTAGGCTTGATAACCTGCTCATCAGGCGACATGGCGACACACATGCGCTCCCTGTACCAGACATCCAGCTTGCCCATATCGGCGAAGTTGTCCCGCTCCTGGATAATGAAGTCCACAGGGTACTTATGGGGCCAGTTTGACTCCCCGCTTTTGGTGAGAATGGGTATCCGCCTGGTCTCAAAATTCAGCTGATGAGAGTACTTGAACACCCTCTCAATAATGCAGTTTTCGCCAAGGTTGTTCCCTATGAGGAATATCCTTGAACCTTGCCCCAAGAACTTTATGTCAGACAGGAACCACTCCCAATCCTTGTCAAGAACGGTGGAAGAAAGAGAATCCTCCAAGTCTTGAGGGTCGTCGATGATGACCAGGTCAGGACGCCGGCCTTTGTGATTGGCGCCTCGTATGGACGCTCCCTTACCATACGCCTCTATCCGAACATTACAAACATCACCGAACTCGTTTCTAGCATCCACTTCAAAAGCCTTCTCGTTATCACATTTAATTTCAACAAGGTTCGAAGAAAGGATCTTATTTGTCTTATACTCATCGGCCACCTCCTTCAGCTTGGTCGAAGCCTTAGCCTGCGAAGACAGAATCAAAATAATGTATCTGCAATCCAACCTCGGAAAAGCCAAGGCATGTAACGGCCGACCACGTATAACGTACTGAGTCTTACCGCTCTCACGAAACCCCTGTACAGCAAAGTTTCTAGTGCCGTTCATCAGTATGTCGTCCCACTCATGGTGAAACCAGGCACACTGCACATCATCAGGGTTTTTAAAAAAATTCTCTCGAAGAGCAACAACGGAAGAACGGGAAAGGAAAAGCGCCTTTGCTATATCTTCAGGTTTGGCGTTTTCAAAATCCATAGATCCACCTCCACAAAGAGGGGGTCACCACCTCGTGCATGGCGACCATGTGTTTGTTAAACCGCGAGCCCCACCCATCCGCTCTTTGTGCGGTTTGTTTCCCTAACACCACCAATATCCCGACATCAAGGGGGTAACGATCCTAAGGCCGGGGGGCGGGGTAACCCCCGAACTTACTCTCTATTGCATACACACATAGGGGTGTGTGACACTTCCAGTGACAATATATGTGACAAACCTGTGACAATTCCGGTGACAGTTTTGTGACAGTTTGTGAAGCCTTGCAATGACTGAGTTTGGAGGGACGGGACAAATGCGAGAGAAGTTTGTAGGAGTGGGACAAATGCGAGAGAAAAAGTTTGTATGGGGGCGGGGGCAGATCCAGTCACCCCCCCATTCCGACCCCCCCGGGGGGGGTATACGGCTTCGTCCACATGCCAAACCCAAAAGCAAAAGAAAGTACGATGTCATTTCCCGTCTGCAAGGCCAAACGTCAACGCTGACACATCGTCTTTGTCCGAAAGGCACAAAGACCTAACTAACAAAAACATAGCCCCTCTACGGGGCTGTATCGTTGACCTGTATGCAATTAAGGTGTCCTGTAAGGTATCGGCTTTCGCCTGAAAGACAAAAGGCATAAACCTTATGGTATATTTCTCGTCTGCGGGGCCAAACGTCAACGCTAGCAGGTCATCTTTGTTGCAAAGGTAGAAATACCTATCTCAGTCAATCTTGTGCCGTCTCCGTGGCTGTATCGTTGACCTGTATACTATCTGCCGGCTCTGCCTGTACGTCTATCGTGTTACTTTCCTGCTGAATAGCAAGCATCTCGCTCAATAGCATTCTCGCAGTCTCAGTCACAGTCTCACGGCTCACTCCAGTGTCCTCCGTAATGTTCAACTGCACAGGCTTACCCATCCCACGGTCCAGGATTATCTCTATAGCCTTCAACCTGTCCTGATTCCTCGCCGTATCATCGTTAGCTATAACCCACGCTATCCTCAATGCGTCCTTACTCTTACTCCGCGCATACTTAAGCGACTCAGCTACTGTCCGTATAGTCTCCTTCGACGGATACAGCTTATGTCCCTTCTTAAACGGCGTCAGATTCTTCAGCCTCACATCGTCCTTATCCATAACTTAACCCTCTCTCAACCTATCTATCCATATCCATGCTTTCGGTATCTCCTTAAACAAACCAAAAAATATTTATGGTCGCCACCGCATGATGGTGACCACCTGTTTGATTTAGTCTTACTTCTCAAACGTACGTAGAGAAAAGACTAAAAGATTTATATATATATTTATATATATTTGATTTATGAGTATTGCTTTCTTTTCTCTTTCTTTCTCTTTCTTACTTTCTTTTCTTTGGTACTTTCTTTTCTTTCTTTCTTTCTCTTTCTTTCTCTTTTCTTGGCTAGGTGTAAGAAAGCAATAAAAAAGGCAGATAACCAGTAGTTACCTGCCTTTAGATAGACTTATTGACCATAGCAAAATTATACCATAAACCCCTGCACTGCAAACAGAGGTGTATACAATGAGCTATTTTGGTGTAGTTGCAAGGTGTGCCCGAAACGGGTAAAACACACGCAAACCCGCATGGCTACTGGCTTCAGCAACTGTCACAACTTTGTCACAGGTTTTGTCACAGTTTTGTCACAGGTTTTGTCACAGTTTTGTCACAAAACGCCCCTGCTCCCATGCACCTAGTGGCGACCCCCAAAACAAAAACCAAAACAAACCCTAAAACCCGAAACCAAAACCACCTAACCCGCAACTGTCCGTAGACTCTCAAGTGTAGTATGTGAGTATATCCCGGACTGACACCTCACGGTAACCCGCTACTGTACGCCTCCCGCCTCGCCCTTCCCATTATGCGAGACGCTACGTAGTCAATGGGCCGAAAAGTATACAACTCAATTTCAAAAGCCAAATCGATAAGAAATTGAGTTGTATACTTTTCTCTCCGTTCGCTTCGCTCACTACGACCCATTGACTACTCTGTGCCCGATTGTGGCGCTTACGACGCCTTTACTTCCACTGCCACAACAACACTTGCCTACTTCCACATGGGAAGAAAAAAACGAGGCGGGAGACCGTCTCAGATCAAAAGGGGGTAGTCGAAATGAAGCGTATGAGCGAGAAGGAAATGTTTGAGCAGCTGGCCCCAGAGTGGGTCATCGGGTTCGATGACCCAGGGTCCGTAGGACAGAGAATGATCCTCCGCAAACTCGCGGAGGAAGAAAGGATTATGGAGCGTGGCAGGACGATGGATGAGCGTCTTGCCGAGGAGGAACCAGACTTTTGGCGGCAAGAGGAACCGCCGCTGAAGGTCAAAGTTCCCGAACCAGAGACAGAAAAACGCGTATGGCGGAACTGGGCCATGCGCGAAGTAACCGTTGGAAACGGCGCTTCGGCCGTAAAACGGCTAGATCGCCGGATACTACCAGGCCGCTGGTGGATCTCAGTCTTCCAGCGCAAGGTGGTGCGAATAGGTGGTGAAGAGTACGCCTCGGTGTACGAGGCGTATAAGAAACTATCGGGCCACAAGTGGCTCGATAAGGAAGGTAAAGCCAGGGAGATATTGTCCCTGGCGATAATCACAGCGGTGGTGAGTCATAAGACCCACCACCTCGTCAAAGAGTTGTTCAGCCGGTGTGCCGTACCGGCTGATGGAATTGACGGCTCCAAGGCAGTCACGGCGATATACCGGAGGATCGCCAAGCTGTCAGGGAGTGAATTGATAATAGCAAAGTTGAAGCTGGAAGACAAGCTCAACTTTGCGGAGAAAGTCGCATAATTGGTTACGACGTAAGGGAGAGGCCGGCACAGTCCGGTCTCTCCCCTTTTTTGTTCGGCGTAAAAACAAGAAAAAACAAAACCCATACCACACGCTTGCGCGTGTGGTTTTTACAAATCAAAAGTTTAAAAGCAAACAATGATTCGGTATAGACAAGAGGAGGTGAAGGTGATGGTGATAAAGAGGCATGATTACAAACCAAAATGGAAGTTCCTCCGGGCTTATCACGAAAAGCCTGGAGGCAGGAAGAGATATTACGGCATAGAATGGGAGGTAGATACATACTGCGACGAGGTATTGTGCGATAACGAAGGACAAGAAATAGAACAAGAAGAGGTCGCGAGAACCATTCTCAAAACGCTTGAGGGATGGATCGCAAAATATGATGGGAGTTTAACCGAGAACGGGATAGAGTTTGTATCCCATCCGATGACGCTATCTCGATTCATGGAGGAGATTGACAAGATGAAAATTGCTGCGGACGAGTTGATTGATTTTGGATATGCGTGGGATCCGCCAACAGCGGGACTACATATTCATGTATCACGCAGCGTAAATGACGACCACGTCTACAGAATGGTGAGACTTATTCAATCCCCAAACATCTGGCGGTCGCTCATTGCTTTCTCGGGGCGTACCGAGGAGAACATTAACGAGTGGGCGGCCAAATACGATGACAACGCCGTTATAAGACGGTGGTTTAACTCAAAGTACCGCTGCATAGCGGTATGGGAAAAGACTTTAGAGTTCCGACTTTTTGCCGGGACTCTAGATATAGAAACGATAAAAGGATATTTGATCTTCACCGACGCCTTAGTGCGTCTGGTGCAGAGAGCCAGTGAGTCTACACTGGCGAAACTGAGTTGGAACACGAAGGCATTTTGGCAGGCAATCACGAAACACGTGGTTGCTGAGGAACGAGAGTGGTTCGCCAGCCGTCTTAAATGGATAGAGATGAATTGCTAACATAATCTTTGGGAGGTGGCGAGTGATGGCTAAAAAAATACCGACACAGTTATGTGCAGTTGAATACCAGCTAGAAAGAGTCATGGATGAAATACAGAAGCTTGCGAGCGAAGTAGAAGCTCTTAGAAAAGAGCTAGTTAGTAAAAAAGATAAGGTATTCCCAAAGCAATAGAGATTGCAAGGGATAATGGGCGATTGGACAGTCCATTGAGAATAAGGGGAGTGTAAGCTACCAAACTTCTCATGAATCTCCCACTTCTTAGCGAAGCGTAAGCGGGAGAGGTTCAATCATACAAGGAGGAAGATAAATATGTGTAGAGTACTATTGACCAGGAAGAAACTGGATTTGGCGGAAACTTTGTTTATACATCTTGAGAAGGAATTTGGAGGACATGGGAATGGTCTTGCTCTTATCAAAAAGGGCAAGATCTCTATCGAAAAAGGCACGGCCGTGACGTGTCACGAGCTGGCTGAAAAGGCAAAAAATGAAAAGTATGACATCTTAGTGTTCCATACCCGCATAGCATCAATAGGCAGTATCAACGATGATAACTGCCACCCATTCGTTCATGGCGACTGGGTGATCGCCATGAATGGGACAGAGAGCTGGGTTAGACCGATAGCCGAGCTATACAACAAGACCGACACAGAAGTAATTTGTGAAATTCTAGACCGGGCCCCGGACGCTGACCTAGAGGACAAACTGAGATGGTTAACGGCACACACAGATAGTGTGTTCGTGGGCACGTACAAAGGCACACCGTTTGTGGTCAATGCAGGCGGTGATTTATGTTACTGGGACGGGATATTTGCGTCATCGTTCCCGGCATGGATCCCCGACCAACAGCTAGGGATCGGGTACACGTTCGGAGATCTGGAAAAGTGGCACCCGGTGAGCAAGATATATCACCCTTGGAAATGGCGACCCCAATATGCCTTTTCCCAACTATGTGATGATATGCCGGAGGATCCGGAGGAAGAGTTACGGTGGAAATTAGAACAGGTGGATATAGGCAAAGTCCATGCCCAACACGGGTTCAGAGAACTCAACTATAACGACGGCTACATGGATGGATATGACGACGGCTATGAAGATGGATATGCTGCCGCCAAGGATCTCTACTGTATCAGCCGTAAGAACAAAAAAGGAAAAGAAAAAGCCCGCTCTTAGCGGGCCGAGGGCAAAGGAGGCGAATCAGGAGAGGTAGGAGGGCGGTACTTTCTACTTCCGATTCACAATATGAGAATATCACTGTAAAGGAGGAAGAACAATGATACCTGTAGAGGAAAATAAAGTGCGTTTAACAGGAAAAGTGGTCAAGGTGACATCATACGAAGTGCCCAGTAACGCGGAGGAAGACCCAATGGATGTTACCAAGGTGACGATAGCCGTCACCAGAAAGGACGGGGGCGTCGATAAGATCCCTATCCGGGCTTATCGAGACTCAGCGTTCGATTGGAGCAATGTTAAAGTAGGAGACATAGTCACGGCCGAGGGAGAGATAAGAGTCAAAGTCCGGCGGCCGTTTTATTTTGTCTATGTGGAGGTTGAGGAGCCTCCAACATTTTGGTAGACAATAAAAAAGGCCGAAGTCGCCCCCTTCTTCGGCCTTCATAATAATGATTTTTGGGCTACACGCCGGGTTTCGGTGCTCCTATGTAGCGCCGGATGACACCTACGATATGCAAGGTTTCGTCCGGTAGTAAGTGCATAGTGGACCCAGTCCCCAGCGGACCGGTGGACAATACTATCTTGTCGCCATCGGGGTAATAGTACCTTACAAGCTCTGCCCCATGATAAAGAACGAGAACAATGTCGCCGTATTTCACGTCACCGCGCCCCTGGCGCTCCTGGACCAAGCACCATGACCCCTGGGGGATACCGGTACCCTCTACACTAGACTCTAGCCGGTATAAGAATACGTTATCGGCTTCGTCTTCGGGGACGTCGAGGATCACGGAGACCAAAGAACGCGGGACGCTTAAAACATTTTCCATAGATGTACCTCCGTTCCTTAATTTTGCCAATGTGCCTGGCTGAATGTATCTCAAGCGGACGTCCGGCCCGCCTTCTATGCGGGGTAAAAAGTACGTGATACTTTGCCCCGTGGCCTTAGCTATGCCCATCAACAAGGACAAGCTGTCTGGCGTGCGCTCCCCTCTCTCTATACGGCTCAAATAAGACGGTGACACGCCAATGATCTCTGCCAGCTGTTTTTGAGACAAACCGGCAGACTCTCTCGCTCTGACTATCTTTTCGCTAATACTTAGATCTGACCGACCCCCTTGCATTGTTCTACCTCCTTAATTAAATCATGCATGAAATAAATCATAAGACAAAAACAATTACACCCCCACTCTCCTCTCTATGCCAAACGTAACACACACTGTATGACATGTCAAATACAAAATGATGACATGTCAAATACAAAATGTTATAAATGTTATCAAATTGACATCTTGGCAAAAGTAGTTGTCTTGATGTATAATATCTTTGCCAATCAAAAGGAGGCGAGACTATGAAAACGATGGAAGTAACAACTGCAGAAAAAGAGGACGTGGGGATAGTGTTCCGGGCGTCCGGCATAGGACATCCATGCTCAAGGAGAATATGGCTCCAAGGCATGGGTTTTGAGGAGGAGTTTTCTCCGAAGACATTGCGCATTTTCGACATGGGACACGCTCTTGAAAGCGTTGTCCTAAAGTGGCTCCAGCAGGACGGGTGGGTTGTCGAGAGCAATCCCGGCAGTCAGGACGCAGAGATGGAGGTTACGGTGCCTTTTAACGGTGGCGTCATTTCGGGACATCCGGACGCGATAATCCGTAACGATAATATCGAAGTACTGGTGGACGTGAAAACAATGAACCACCGCCAGTACGGGTTTTGGAAGAAAAACGGAACCGTGGCTAATAAACCACAGTATGTAATTCAAACGACGATATACGCCGGAGCTCTCAAGATCCCAAACATAGCTATCGCAGCAGTCGATAAGGACAACGCGGATTACGACCTTGAGATCCTGCCATATAGTCAGAAGCTCATGGACGTAATTATAGCTAGAGCAGAGAGAATTGCCCAGGCAAAGTTCCTAGAGGATATCCCAATAGGAGCCTGCCAGATCGATGTGGCGAACGAACAGCTTTTTGACGGACCACTGCCAGCCTGGTGCTGTTCGTATTGCGGATATTGTGGGGAATTTTGTGACGGAGACTAAAGGGAGGTGGATCAATGGAAGAGGCATATATCGAACAGTTTAAGCAGGACGGGAGGACATGCCCGTTCTGCGGGGCAAAGGAGGCAGAACTGAAGGGACAGGCGTTACCAACGTACGAAGAGTACGAAGAGGCAATACACCAGTGCACCGCGCTTGAAGCGTTTTTCATGTGTAAAGCCTGTAACACCATGTTCATAGCCGACTGCGAAATAGTCGGCGTGTCTCAATTATGGGGAGGTGATATGTATGTTAATGAGCGAGAAGATTGACCAAATCGCTGAAGCGCTAATAGCTGTCCAGAGCGAGATGGGTACGGTCACAAAGGAAAACGAAAATCCCTATTTCAAGTCCAAATATGCGGACTTGGCGGCGGTACATAGGTTGTGTATGCCCATTCTGACGAAGAATGGGCTATGTGTTAGCCAGGTGTGTGCCCCGTCCGAAAAAGGTGTGAAGATCGTTACATTGCTACTTCACAAATCGGGGCAGTACCTAGGATCCGAGTTGGAAATGATTCCGACCAAGATGGACCCGCAGGGCATAGGTTCCGCCATAACCTACGCCCGCAGGTATGCGCTGATGGCCATTATCGGCCTGGTGGCAGAAGAGGACGACGATGGGAACGCAGCCTCTACTCCACCACAAAAGTACAACGCACCTAAAAAATACCATACACCAACGCCCAAAAGCAATGCCACAAGCACATTCGGCGAGCTTTACTCCCAATACGTAAAGCTGGGTCTAAAGAAACAGGAGATCCAGAAACGGTGGGAAAAGCTGACTGGCAAGTCTTCCACTGCCGACATGGGGCCGGAAGACGTGGAGCTTATCAAGAACGACTTAAAGATTGCCCAAAGCATGGGCGAGGTACCGGAATTAATGGTAGTAACAACGGAGGGATAACACATAATGACCTCCGAGTTTCTTGAGAGCATCTACGGAAACATAAAGGGAGAGGGGTATGTGGAGCTTCGCATGCTCCCCTCCCCACATAGAAATTCGCCGAAGAGTCTCTTCATACCTTACGGCACTAAGGCAGGCCAGATGATAGACCAGGTCGTCAAACGGGAGCAGTACAACGTGTTCTTTGGCGTCGGATTGCGGGACTCCCAGTCCGGAAAGAAGGACGCGGTCATGTGTCTGCCCGCAGTATGGGTGGACGTTGACTTTAAAAACTTTCTTTCCAAGCAGGACGCCAAACGTGCTCTATGGCAAAACTCCCCTTTTGGAGAGGGGAAATGGTCTAACATAGTTGAGACAGGCGGCGGATACCACGGCTATATCAACCTGGTGGACCCGGCCCCGAGAGAGGCCATAGCCACGGTTGAGGCCGTAAACAAACACCTGGCCACTGCCATAGGTGGCGACCCTAATTGCTGCGACGCAGCAAGGATACTTCGCCTGCCCGGGACGCTCAACGCAAAATACGATCCGCCGCGCCCAGTACAGGTGGTGTATTCCACCGACTTTATGGTTACTCTTGACGACTTGGTTGAAAAACTAGGAATAAACGAGGCTAAAGAAACAGAGGACAACTGGAACGCCACTCAGGAAGGGACCGCTGCATTGCGGAACCTCACTGAGGAAATAGAGAAGATCTTCGCGCGGTGCAGGTTTATGCAGCACTGCGTGAAGGACGCGGCGACGCTGCCAGAGTCTCACTGGTATGCCGCAATATCCAACCTGGTTGGGTATCGCGGGTCACCATCGGTGATCCATGCCATGTCACGGCCGTACCCAAGGTACAGCAGGCAGGAAACAGACGCGAAAATACTCCACGCGTTGGATTCGTCGCGTCCCATTACGTGCGAAAAAATACAGAGCTTTTACAAAGGCTGTCCCAAGGGCGGCTGCGGTGTGAAGTCACCGGCGGCACTTCCGTGGAAGACAAGCGTAACGGTGGTGTCGGATACGGAGAACCCGCAGGACGCTAGGGACAGAGAGATCAAACAACTGGTAGCGGAGGCCACGCCGAAAACAGGTTGGTTGGCTAGATACGTAGAATTCGCGCAGAAGATAACCGACGCACCAAAAATATTCCACCTCGCATGCGGATTGGCGACCCTATCCTCTGCCGTGGGCAGAAGGATCACCGCCACCGGATTCGGAGGCAGACCGCTCTTTGCAAACCTATGGCAGGTAATCGTGGCGCCTTCCACGAAGTACAGGAAGAGCACGTCCATTGGGATAGCAGAGGACATGATACGCGAGATAGGCGTACCGATCCTACCGCAGGAATTTTCTCAGGAAATGTTTGTGCAGGTTATGTCAATGACGCCCCACACAACGGCGATATGGGGCGAGTTTGGCATACCGCTGGGAAACTTCCAGAAGGAGTACATGATGGGCATCAAGGATCTGCTGGCGCACCTGTACGATTGCCCCGACACGTATGAAAGAGCTCTCAAGAGCGGAGTGCTCAGGGTAAACGAGCCATACATAAACATACTGGCCGGGACAAACAATAAATGGCTAACCGCCAGCAAGAACTTTGTGCAGGACATGTACGGCGGACTCATGGCCCGCATGCTTTGGATACCGTACACCTCAAAGGATTTTGAGATGGACGTACCGAACCAGGTGGACCAATGGGAACGCAAGAGGCTGATTAACAACCTTATTGAATATTCCCTTATGCCCAATACTCACTTTGCCATAAACAACGTGCGACAGATCAGGCAGGAGCTACAGGAAGAACTTGATGAGGTCGCCAAGGCGAGCGAGTACACGCTGGAGCTTTCCGCGGCGTTCGCTCGGTACCAGGTGGCAGCGTTGAAGATAGCCATGCTGCTGGCGGTAGCAGACGGATGCGAGACCGGCGGAACCGTTGAGATTGACCCCATGCACTTTATGCACGCAGTGGCGTACGTGAGGATACTCCGCAGATCAATCGAGGATTTGGTGCGGAGCGTACCACTGCACAAGGACGACGCAATGATGGTCGAAGTTACATCGGCGCTAAGGGCACTCCACGAAAAAGGAATGCCATGGGTGACAGTAAGAGATATATGCAGGCATACCCACCGCAAAGCGCAGACGATAAAAGACGTACTGGACGAAGCCGCACTAATTCAAAGGGTGGGGGTTAAAACGGAAGGAAGAAAGGTGTGGTACCAGCTTAAATGGAAATAAAACAGAAGTTGATATGTCCGTTTTGCTCGAAGTTAATGTCACTGTATCTGTTTGAGACAAAAAATAACAAGAGAGTGCTGTGCTGGACGTGTACATGTAACGGCATGGCACGGCTAGCGAAAAAATTTCAAGCACAACCTGTATAGGGGGGGGAGGAGTCGGAATGGCTATTAAACACGATACCGGAAAACCAAAGATGAGTCTTTTACCGCCAAGAGCGGTTGCAGAGGTGGGTTGCGTGCTCACCTACGGAGCCGACAAGTACGGAGAATACAACTGGGCTGACGGGGGTATGGAATGGTCGCGGCTATGGTCCGCTGCCATGCGTCACATGCTGGCATGGCTGGACGGATCAGACTACGACAGGGAAAGCGACCTGAATCACCTGGCACACGCCGCGACAAACCTTCTGTTCCTGCTGGAGTATCAGCTGAGAGGGTTGGGAACGGACGACAGGTACGTATATCCCGACCAGCAAGCATTGTTTGAGGAGGTGAGCACAAGTGGAATGTAGGGTTGTTATCTACACGGGCAATATGTGGACGCCCGGGTGGGCAAAGGTGTACGAGATACAACCAATGAACGCTTGGGCGAACGGCGAATATGAGGATATCGAGGATCTGATAGACGACGTTCTCTATGAGTTGTACGACATAGACACTCCCGTACTCGTGGCAGAGGAATTTACAAATCTTCTTGCGTCGATGATCGATGCAAAAGATCGGATCGGCATTCTTACGCTTGAGATCAAGAATGAGGAAGAGCGAGGTGAAGACAGATGAGTATAGCCCACTCGGTCCCGTATGAGGAATTCATCATAGACGCTGCTGCACGGGGCATAAACCTACAGGAAGCGAAGCTGCTGTATAGATACCTGGATACACTTGATGAATACGTCGAATACTCACCTGAGATCTTTCGCAAATACGTAGTATGCGAAGGAATACCAGAGGACGACAATGTTCAGATACTGGCTATACAGCCAGCGGGAAAATCGGTACTGACACTAGTTGAGATATAGCAGGAGGTAAAAATGGAGACAAAAAGAGCACAACTGAAAGTACTAGCAGAAGAGAATGCATTGATACCTGAGAGACAGCATAAATGGGACGCTGGATTGGACTTGAAGGCAGCGGAAAGTGTCATGCTACCGCCAAAGCAATGGAAGCTCGTTCGGTCCGGAGTCAAGGCGGTGATACCCGAAGGGTTCGTTGGGTTGGTATGCCCCCGGAGCGGATTGGCGCTCAAACACGGCGTTACTGTTCTGAACGCTCCTGGGATCATCGATTCTGAATATCGAGGAGATATAGGCGTTATCCTTATCAACTTATCCGAGAAGCCGTACACGATCGAAAAAGGAGACAGGATAGCACAGTTGGTTTTAACGCCTGTAGAGTACTTTGCTATTTATCCTTTGTCGGAGGCGACGTTTGAGAAATATTACAAGACGAAACGGGGAGGTGGAGGTTTTGGAAGCACTGGGAAATAGATTTGATAAGGCGAGCAAGGCAATAGCCATATTATCTATCATTGCCCTGCTAGCAGGTTTCGGTGTGACGTTCGCGGTTGGTTGTAAGGTGATCGCCACCGAGGCGATGAAGGTTTGGGAGGGATACGAACGCTACAAGCACATCGAGGAGGCGCCTAGCCCCATAGCGTTCAAGCCCCTGAAGGAGTTTAAGGAACAGGACGTAGTCCGCATGGTCGAAATGTTTCAGACCATGAACCCAAAAATGAGCACTTGGATGGCCGTCAACCTCACGGAGGCCGTCCTGGATGCCTGCGAGCGCTTTGGGTTGGAACCGTGGGTTGTTGTCGAGATCATACGGCACGAGAGCCACGGGAATATATTCGCGAAAAACTCATATACGACAGATAAAAAACATTACGTTTATGGAGTCATGCAGGTATCGGACGTACACGCGGACATGCTCAAGAAAAGCGGGATCATCAAGAGGTTTCCGCAGGATCTTTACACGCCGCGAGGCGGAGTATTTGCCGGGTGTTTCGTGCTCCACCAGCTAATGAGAGCCGAGAATGGCGATCTGGAGGCGGCGCTACAGCGATACTCCGGTGGCGCTCGGTACGTAGAAAAAATTACAAATGCCTGGAGGTGATAAGATGCCGTTTTTCCCATACAAGTTTAACAGCACAGGAATTGAGCAGAGGTGTGTGCTCGAGAGATATATGAGACTGGACGACGTCGAAAAATTGACGCTGGACAATATAGCCTATGCGGACAAAGGAGCCACTTTGGACGCAAGCGGAGGTCACCACAAGACAAGCGGAGTGATCAAGAGATTGATCAATAAGCTGATCCCGGAGTACGCCATCGAGGAAAAAGATTCGGAATACAGAAAAATGATGTTGGTGGCCATTTACTGGCGCTACATCAAGCCGTTCCTGTCCGGAGATATGAGGTTGGCCCGTTATGAACGTTATAGGGATTGACCCTGGGATTAACGGTGGTATAGCGGCGGTTTCCTCTACCGGGAAGCTGTTGCTATGCCAACCCACCCCAACGATAGGCAAAGAGTACGACATACCCGGAATGGTGCGCCTGCTCAAGAAATTCGTTGCTCCAAGTTTTATTGTCTACCTGGAAAAATCGCAGGCCATGCCAAAGCAGGGAGTGTCTAGCACGTTCAAGACAGGATACGGGTTCGGGTTATGGCATGGGATCGCCACCGCGCTGGGTATCCCTCTCGTACTGGTGACCCCACGCCGGTGGACGAAGGAAATGTTTAAAGACGTTGGAGGTGATGGCACTAAAAACAAGAGTGCGATTGTAGCGTCAAGGTTGTTTCCGGACTTTTGTTTCATGCCGGGAAGGAGAAGGAAACCGCACGACGGAATGACGGACGCCGCGTGCATTGCATACTACGGTATCAAAAGCGAAAATAAAGGAGGGGCAATTGATGGATCTGAATAACGTAATGGACAAGGTTCAGGGTAATGGATTGGCAGTGTTAGGTGTAGGATTGGCGCTTGCCATAGCAGGGAGCGTGATGAAGATCGACGCCATGTGCGGAGTTGGTGCACTGGTGGCGTTCGGCGGATTCATTCTATGGCAGAAACAGAGAAAGGCAGAGAAAAAAGCCGCGCGTGAAGCTAGCGCAAAGTAGGAGGTATCGCAAGGGAGGCGAATAGCCATGAGGCTGAACAGAATGGTAGGAGCCGGTCTTTCGTTGGTGGTGTTGGCCAAGGTTCTTAGCACCACACTGCAACTGGTTTCCATAGTGGGAATGGGCGCATTCCTGGGAGTTGCAAGGCTGATACTATGGCAGCAGGAACGAAAGTTTTCGGCTAGGAGGCGCAAGAAGAACAAGATGGAAACAAGTAAGGCTTATTAACAATATAAGGAGGAATGCATTATGCCAAACATAATGGGCGAAGTGTCCTTCATGGGACACGCCACGAGAGATATGAGAACGAGTTTAACTACATCAGGAACGCCGATGGCGACCTTCAGTATAGCTATCAACGACAAGAGCAAGGAAAAGAAGACGGCGTTCTTCAGCGTAGTGGTCTTCGGAAAGCAGGTGGAATGGATCAACGTACAGAAAGGTGACCTTGTCCTGCTCTATGGAGGCACACTATCTGTCGATGAGTACAACGGGCAGAAGAGCTTTGCCATATTTGGCCCGAACGTATTCAACGCCTCGGAGTATGCCAGGCAGAAGGGGCAGGAGTTGACCCACCCAGTAGAGATACCGGAGGGAGACGTCCCTTTCTAGTAGGCATAAGTGACCTGGACATGTTAAGAGATCTAGCGCACATGCGTTGTTCTCATAAAGTCGCCTTGGGTGTGTGTAGTAGGGGCTACAACCCAAGGCGCTCCAGGGAAGAAATTGATTATGATGGGTTGCTGGGAGAACAGGCTGTCGGGGTTCTCCTAGCAAGCCCCATAGACACCGCCATTTACGACGGCGGCGATCCTGGATACGACATAACCTATCACGGAAAAACTATTCAAGTCAAACTAAACACGTACCCCAATGGCGATCTGTATTTCTCATCGCTTGATGAGTTTATAGCCGATATAGCCATATTGGTCACGCCTGTAAAAGATGACGTGTACCGCATTGCTGGGTGGGTCTCCAGGGACGAGTTTATGGGAATGTATCAGGAAAAAGATTACGGGTACGGCACTAGATACGCGGTGCCGCAAGATAAGCTGAAGTCCATATTACTATTCAGGGAGGAACCGCATGGCAAGTTCAGTTGTGGTTGATTTCATTGAACAGATGATATTGAGAAAGGTGATATATGCGAAAGTGCGCCTGGAGGAAAGGTGGAAAGAGATAGCCTCGCAGGCGTTATCGGGGGGGAACGGCAATACTCCCGTACAGGGAGGAGACCCGGCCACGGAACAGGAACGAGTGCTGAGCGCACTGGAGCATGATGAGGAATACACATATCTAAACCGTTTTCTAGACAAGGTGGAGGCATGCATTCATGCACTGGACAACCTAGAACGCGCAGTGGCGACCATGATCGCTGATGACATGCCAGACGAGCAAATACGAAAAGAGCTGAATATCAATAGGCGAAAATTCTACGCAACGAAGTCGGCGGCAATGTACAAGCTGGCGAAAATGCTTTTAGGGTTCATAATTCATATTTAGAGGAGGCTAACAAATGAGGGTTCCATATACAAGACACAGAAGCAAAATTTCTGATCAAACCAAAAAGCAGGTTGTAGCACTATATAAGAACGGAACAAAAATGGTAGACATCGCACATGCAGTCGGCATAAGCGAATGGTCCGTACGCCAAATACTGAAGAAGGCGTCAATCCCATTGAGAAAAAAGGAGCCATGGACAGCACGAGATCAAGACGAGGCAGAGAAGCTATTCAAGGCCGGATATTCCGCTTGGGAAATATCCAAGAAAATGGGACGAAACTACGCCACCATCAGAAAGTATTTGGGGTTAAGTCCGCAGACGCAAGAAAACGATGAGTCAAAGGAAGAACAGCCATGGTACGACTTAAACAAAAAGGAGTACACGTTCAGTGTTGGCGACATATACATCGTAAGGCTATGGAAGGAAAGCACTTCCAAGCTGAGATATTTAGGGAAGTTTGGAAAACACCACATGTTTGAGGCTCTGGCGAAAGAACCATGGAAAACGTGTTTCACAAACAATCAGCTGATTGATCTATATATCGAGCTTGCATAAGGAGGATAAGAGCATGGCAAAGAAGGAGACCGAAAAGAAAACAAAAACTCTAGAGGTGATAGTCAATAAACAGTATCCGGGAGCGGAGGCAACGGTTGTATATGAGTCCCGTTCGGTGTTACGCCGTGGAGGACGGGAAAAGACAATTGAGCAAGTGCCAAAGGAAGTGTGGAAGATTGACCTTACTATAGACAAACTGATCGAGATTCTAGAACAGGAGAAAGGCGTTCTTATCACCAAAGGGGATCAGGGAGAGTTTTCTCTCACCGGATTCTACTTTGAAGAATAACAAAAAGTAGGGGCAAAGGAGGAGATTTGAATGTATAGGAGGGTTTGTTTCCATGAGTTTGCGAAAGATATGTTGAGACACAGCTCGTTTACATACGAAGGCGTGGATTTGCTATTTGACTATATATCAAACGTAGAAGAAGAGACGGGTGAGGAAATTGAGTTTGACCCGGCAACCCTTAGGGGTCAATTTGCTCAATTCCCAAGCGTCAAAAAAGCTATCGAAAGCGGATATAGTCCGGAATATATCGAAGATAACACAGTGGCGCAATCGGACACGTGCATTATTGTTAAGGTGGATTAGGGTAATCAGGAGAGGAGGGACAAGAATAATGTCAGGTATGGACAATGTACTTGAAGGAGAAGAATTAAAAGTAAACATGATGCTGGAAGATATTTTGGAGGGACGGCTTGAACCGTCAAAAGAACTTTTAAAAACAGTAACATGCAGGGAAGAACCTGTAGCTTTTGCCCTTGCGCGGTTCAGATGGGCCACCGACGATCCGGAACTTTTGCAAATGCGATGGAGGAACACTACACTGGCACACTGGCAAGCGATACATGGTTGGACGACTGATGATCCGAAGATTTTGCGCCTGCTCAATAAGTGCGGTGAAACTGTTGCAGAAGTGATCGAATGGAGAAAAGAGTTAGCGTCCAGATACAATGACGAAGAAGAGGAGGAATAGTTGTTCGTGGAGTGTATATACCATAAGTGCCCATACTGCGAATACGTGAGGCCGGACGGAACATGTTTCCTTGGGGTAAAGAAGGTCGCCAGTGTGTGTCTGTTGTTTGAACAACGTGGCGGACACACCAAGGAAGAGGACGTCGAAGGCCAAGCGACAATGTTTGACTCGCTCATGGATTAAAAGGGTTAGGGGCTACAACCCCCTAACCCTTTTTACTGTAGGTTTCAGGCAAACCTCCACCGGAGATGATTTCACGTGCCCCTCTTTTATGTCCGCCTGGGACAGCGCTATATAGCGCCTTGTCATTTCCAGCCCCTCATGTCCTAGCATTTTCTGAACGTGGAACGGTGACGCGCCATTGCGCAGATAGGTAATGGCGAACAAATGCCGTAGATCATAGGGGCGCACACGTACCCCCACCATATTGGAATACATACGCAGTCTTTTGCACCAGTTGTATGGAGTGAACGGTTTACCCGTGCTGGAACAAAAGACGGGCAATTTGCCCCAGGAGGGGTGATGCATGGCTATTAGATCCCTCATAGCCTTGGCGGTTGCATAGGTAATGGGCAATACCCTCTCCTGCCTCACCTTGGACGTTTCCGCACGGATCACCACGTCGGACTGCTTGAAGTTGCAGTCTTCAGGCATAACATTCAGCGCCTCGTTGGGCCGTGCCCCTGTGTCCATTGAGAACAGAATCAGAGCATAGTCACGCAACCCCGCAAAAGTCGTAAGGTCGCACAAGTCCAATATCTTGCGCACCACCTCGATGGTGACCCCATGATTCACCTTCGTTGGAGTCTTCCTCTTGCTCAAATGCTTCAAGGGATTATCGTCGATAACCCCCTCCTCCACACACCACGCAAAGAACGCCTTCAGATATGTCAGCTTTATATTGTAGGTATATGGGTTTTGATACATTGAGAGATAGTCGTATAATTCATGGCGAAGACGATGATAATTTTCCATGTCTACGTCATGCCTCTTGAAGAACAACTCGATCTCCCTACGGTACTGATGTAGGGTGTTGCTGTCCCGACCTTGAGACTGCTTGAACCTCACAAAATCCTTGATAAGCCACTCCACCTCATACGCCATCTGCCCCCACCTCCAATGATTAAACGACGTTAAATTAACTCAATTATTAAGCGCATTTTGGGGTGAGTCAGGCGCCCCTGGAGCGGGTCAAAAATTTAATGTGCAGTCACCATGCGGGTTTGCGCCGAGCGGTCGAAGGCGGCTGACTTGAAATCAGTTGAAGGGCAACCTTCCGGGGGTTCGAATCCCTCGCCCTCCGCCAGAACAGCCGCCATCGATATGGTCAAGCATAGTGAAATTGTGTAACAATTTGATATTTAATCGAAAAATACGCATGAGTCAGTCGCCCCTGGATTCGCCAAACTACCCCACGTTCGCCTCTATGCCCATTATATCTTTCGGGTCTACATTGGACAAATAATTTCAATACGTGTCTTTTGTAAGGAATGCGTGTGAACGAATACGCTGATTGGGTACATGCATACAAAAACAAAAAAGCCCCAGCTCTCTAAATAATAAGAGAACTGGGGCTTAACATTTAGTCTTTGTCTTCTTTTACCTTGATGCCCATTAGAGCGTCAAGCAGGGTCAGCAGGTACGGCGTGTTTTCTGGAGGATCAATCAGTTTCTTTCCGTGGTATCCCAATATTGACGGTACCATGGCTTGGTATGCGTGACTTATCCTTCCGCCTATCCCGGGAGTTGGGATATTGTTATGCAGATCCTTACCCACCAGCAACTCCAACGGCAATACCGATGGACCGCTAGGTTCAAGCGGCGACAGAGCATTACCTATCATGCTTGTGTCTTCATCTTCTTCACCTATACCCTGCCACATGTGGGAGTAAGGCAGCAGATCCTCGACATTGACATCGTAGCCGAGCATATCGGCAGTGCCCTTGGCGATTTGTGCGGCTAACAGCATGCCAAATATCCTGTGCGGGGCATTCTTCATTGTGTAAACCATAGCCCGGGTGGCCAGGTACGGATAGCCGATGAATGGGTGTGTAGATTGGCTTAACGCCTTTAAGGCAGGCGGTAACGCGCTATAATCGAACAGGTATAGCTTTGTCAGCTCCGCCGCCTTTGGGGCAGGGAGATTAAGGCCGTTGGGATCACGTAGGAACATGTACATTGACATTTTAGACATGTTCTCCCAGTGCGAGTACACCTGTGACGCACGGTCTCCAATCCCTAAGCCGCCCATAGCAGAAGCACCGGCAGAATCAATCCACTTGTGGAACCTGCGGATAAACTTCGCTGGTGATTTGTCTATATTGTCAGGGGTGAGCATAGCCTTGTCCAGGGTGTCCATGAACATACGGCTATCAGACGTAAACAGGCCGGAGTCCAAAACGCCGTAGTCCATAGCCTCTTTTACCAGCGGGTGATTGGGGCCGGCATTCTTTAGAGCATTCTTAGCCATGCTCAGATAATGCTTTTGCTTCGTCATGGGCATACCGCCAAGCCATTTCATAATGCTGTCCGAGAACAGGTTTCTCATTACCGTCCTTGGCGATAGCGGCACCTTCATCTTCTTCCAAATGGATAGAACCTCAGAGTACGCTTCCTGCCACTTGTTCATTTGTTTTATGCTGCCCACGAGTTCGTTATATACGTCGTTGCGAACGTACATACCTTCCAGCCCGCCCCATCTATGCATGGGAAACTTCTTCAGGTCGTCCTTCATGCTCAGCTTCGTAAACTTGTTTTTCAGATCTTCAGGCAGGCTTTTGTACTGCTGTTTAGTTATAGCAAAAGCCTTGTGCAGGTTCTCATGGGTCACCACGTCGGGCACTTCTTTGGCCACGTAAGACAGCATGAGATTGTGCTGTATGTCAAAGGCTTGGTCTTTTATGGCACGATAAGCGCGATATAGAGGGTCTTGTATTTCTCCCAGGAGCAACCTTACCTCCTGTGGCAGATCGGTTCTACCAAGGGAGCGTTCCAGATTCATCATTTCCTTATTGTACGTTCCGGAACCCTTTGCCTGTTTCAGCTCCACATATCGCAAAAGTTTATTCAGATACTCTCTCGCAGACTCTATGTGGTCAGGAGTGACCTTAGCACCATTGGCAAACTTCTTAGCCATGGCATACACCGCACCGTTGAAGTACTTTTCTCTTGCCGCCTGTGCGTCAAAGGTGTCAGGGTGTTCAAATGCACGATACAGTCTGGGCAGGTATCCAGCGTTATCCGGTTCAAGTTTCGGGTTGCGTTTCAGTAGCCCGTGTAAATATCGTTCCTCACCTAGATCGGCAATGGTCTTGCGCAGTGCCAAAACTTCCTGCTTTATATCAGAAGGAATGGGCAGATCGTCCAGGGTGTGCAGTTCGGACATCGGCGTTGTAAAAAGTTTTTCAACGTAGAAGTGGTCGGTCTTTCCAGTGTTTATGGCGTTGCGGATCTTCTTTATCCGGATTGCCGTGTCTCCCACAAGCCTGGAACTGGTTTTGTTCAGCATATCCCGAACGGTCACCAGCTTTGCAGGTTTGTTGTACTCGTATTTTGTAAAGGCACCGACTATATCGGACATGGACTTATCATGCGCCCATTGTGCCCCGCTCTTCAGCTTTTCGCCAATAGGCTTGCCGTATCTGGCGTTATGCAGAGCCTCGCCCCATGACCACATCAGGTCAGCCACACGCTCCATCACTGGCGACCCTGGTTTGCGATCTGGACGCAAGTCTTCAGCGATCATATTCTCTGCTTCGTTGTATCCGGTCTTGCCCCAAAGTTGCGACCTAGCCTTCAGCATTTCCTCTGCCTTCTGCTCAACCTCGCTGGCGTCCTTCGGGAAATACCTAACGATAGGTTCGTCAGGATCAATACCGGTATACTTCATTACATTGTCTAGCTCGCCATCGTCCGGGAACGGTTCTCCGGGAGGCTTTGGAGGTGGGGGCGGCGGGGTTTCAGCAGACACATCCGCCTTGTCAACCTTTGGCTTATCGACGCCCCCACTGTCATCAGCCTTTATGTTAATGTCGCTCTTCAGCCCAAGTTTCTCCAGTATCTGTTTGTATTTGCCGTACGCATGGGATACCAGCTTCTTGTATTCATCTGTACCCTTCGGAACTTCGGTTGCCAAACGCCGTCCCAGCATTCTAGCCTCGACGCCCAAACTCTTCAGCTCATCGACCAGCTTTTTATAGCTGTCACTGCCTTTGGTGGTCATGCTGGCGGCCATATCTTCTGCCGTCCCGGCCATCTTGCCCGCCAAGTCCGTAGCGGTAGTTTTTACGTCGCCGGCCAAGTCTGTGGCCTTGGCTTTTATGTCGCCAATGTTTGGTGTTTTGATTTTGGCCACTATTATGTTCAGCCTGTTTAAAAACTCTTTGGTGTCTATGCCGTGCAGATCTTTAGCCAACCGGGATATTTGTTCGTTTAGATCAGTATCAACTATATCTTTGGCGTAGCGGGCCAGTTTCTTAAACCTGTTTTTGACATCGTTTACCGGCAGGGTGTTTGCTTTGTTGGATAGATTGACCAGCCCGTCCATAACGTGTTTTGTCTTCGTGCTGATCGTGCTATTGGCTTTTTCGGTAACCTTGTCAATATCGATTTTGCCAATACCCTCATTGACGGCACCTTTGATATTGCTGGCTATATCACCGGCCTTGTCCTTGTATCCCTTCAGGTTGCCTGTTGTGAAGTTTTGCGTGATTGCTTTTCCTATTTCATCGAGGCGCTTGCCGATCTCCCGGACAGTTTTATATTGGTCCGCCTTCGGCATGTTGGTGTTAATGTTGTTTACGGCGCTTTCGATTGTCTCTTTAGCCTCGTTGAGTTTCGTCTTTATGCTGTTCAAACCGTATCGGGTCGCCATTGGTGCTGCACGGTACATCTGGGACGCAACGGCGTGTGTTCCGCCGTGGAGTGCCGCCTGTACCGCAGGGGCTAGAGTGGGAAACCCAGCATTCTCGGCTATAGCCTCGGCCATGTTGGCGCCCACTTCAGCCACCGTCTCGCTGGCGACTATATCTCCCAGGGTTGACGCTCCTGTGGACAGCATGCCCGGACCAGCCATACGGCCAAGACCGCCAAGGATACCACCGCCTAAACCGGCAACCCATGATACCGGATCCTTCCAGCCGTACTCTGGCACAACTATATCCTGTAGCGGTGGTACCGGTTCCCTCTGTTTCTCTGTGTGTTCTTTTTGCGCTAGGAGAGCATCGTATTCCGGAACACCTGCAAGGGGGCCGTACTCGTTAGGCGTGCTGGCTAGAGCAGAATTGACGGGGTCGTCCACGCCAAACTGCTCAATGAATTTGCGTTCAAGTTTTGCCTGCTGTTCCGGGGGCAGGTTTTTAAATACGGGCGAGGCTCTTAAGTCTTCTAATGTTAAGTATGCAGCCATATTATCACCCGCCTATAGATTTTTGCGGATCCACTCATTGAGTATGTCTTCTTTTGCTTGTCCGTTGATCAGCTCGCCCAATCCTCTTACGCCAAGAACACCGTGCATTTGGTCGTCCGGCAGACTTTCAAGCAACCCGCGCAAAGCCATTTCCACAAGGCCAAACTCGGCAGGATCGTAGTTTTCAATACTCTTCTCAACCGCAGGAGTCGCCAACTTAGCCACTCCCACGGACGTCATGTCCTTCAGCCCGCCAAAGAAACCTTTGCTTGCCGCTCTGCCTTTCATTTGGTCTTCCCATTGCTCAAGAACGTACCGTCTGTCTTCCGGAGATAGAGATCGAAACTCCGGAGCGTTGATCAGCTCTTCGTACGTTGGCAGTGATTCATTGAGCCCGCTGGGGTCCCCTTCGCCAAGCCACGGACGAACTGCGTCTGCTATATCCCCGAGCATGTTGTATGATGCGCCTGGATACCTTTCGCCTGCGGCCTCCTGCCATTTCTGTATCACATATTTCTTGTCACTCAGTGGGAGGCTTGCAAATTCAGGAGAACTAGTGATTTCCTCCAGCGTCGGCAGATTGTCTTTCGGCGACCGGTAAGGAAGCTCTATAGCCATATACATCACCTTCCTTCCGGTTACTCATTGGCTGTTTGAGACTTGTTGCCAAGTACAGAGTTGATAAACGCCCCAGCGGCTGAAACCTTTCCGTATTTCTGATCAAACTCGTCCCAGCTTTCAAGACCAAAGTCTTGAGGTTTATATTTGATGCGAATCGCCACTAGCTCGGCGGGAGTAAGGGACACGTAGGCACCGGTAGTGTTTCTCTGCTGTAATTTAAGCATACCGTTTTTGGCAAGATCATCGATTTTCTTTTGCTGTTCAAAGTCATATATAGACTTCTCTGCGCCCACGTTGGCGCTAACAGCGTCACCCCTGGCCTTAAGCAACTCGTACTGCGCCTTTTGCTGTTTCTGCGCGAATTCTATTTGTTTGAGATACATCTCTGCTTGTTTGGCGGACAGAAGTCCGTTCTTGTACATCATCTCAACTTCTGTCTTTTTCTTTTCCAGCTCAAGCTGTGCCTGTTTGTACGCTCGGTCAAACTCGCTGTTCTCTTTCTGCAACTGGTATGCTCTTTCGCCCGATTTCTCCTGGTAGTCCAGGCTTCTATCGGTTTGGTCTAGAGACCGTTTCTTGTACATTTCGTCTAGCGCGAGCTGTCTTTCCGCTTGATCGAGACCGGCCAAAGACTGTACAACCGGCAATATTTTCCCTATGCCGCCAGCACGGGCTACGGCGGTAGGATCGTTGAACAGAGTCTGCATGGCGTTGTAGAAGTCGAACTGCTTTTGTGTACTTGGCGTAGTCGAAGAAGGCGGAGACGCAGGAGCCATAGCGGAACCGTACAACCGCACAAGTGAGTCTTCGCTAGCATTCAGCATATTTGGATCAATGGTATAACCCTGCTGTGTTTTGGGCATATACGCCTTGCTTATGCCGTCAGGGGCTTCCTGTTGCTGTGGCGGCTGGTACCAGCTTGTCTCGGTGTTGCCAGCTTGCTGGTTGCCTTGAAATATTTGAGCCAGCAGTTTGCTTAAATTGTTCTGCTCCCGCTTGGCGGCAAGCTCGTTCACAAAAGCCTGTAGTGCCTCAAGGGTCTTATACGCAGGAGATTCTATTACGATATGAGCCATATCATCACACCTTCCTACTTACCAAAGAGCCCGCCAATTATAGGCACACCGTCTAACAAGCCTGGTTTCTTCTCGGTAACAGCGTCGTTCTTGGCTTGCATCCTTGACGATCTCCATAGATTGTACAGGCTATAAGGATAGCTCCACACCTCTGTAGCCGGCATGTATTCTCTATACTGCTTACCGGCCTCGTTGTACGCGTCCAAAGGCGTAGCGGCCGCGGTTAGTGCTGTCTGCATTGATTGATTGTAGTTTTGTGCATACGCGTTTGCGGCGGCGTTATTTATATCCGATAAGGATTTGGTCGCCACGGAGGAGTTGATTACGCCCCTCTGGGCAAGATCGTTTATTTTGTTGCCTATGGTCTGATTCATGGCGTTTGCCATTGCAGTGGTTATATTGTCCTTGTACTGCTGAGGCAGATCGCCATACGATAGTGTTTTTAGGTTGTTGATAGAGTCGCTGATAACGTTGCCGGAGTTGTTCAGCTGGTTGAACGTCTGGTTTCGCATGGCAACGGCCTGGTTGAAGGCGTCGCCAAAACCACCGAAGGCAGACTGTGCAGCCTTGTCTAGCATGGATCGTAGCGTAGCCTCGTATTTATCTTCCGGTGGCGTTGTGTTAACAACCTTTGTTTCTGATTTTCCAAACAGGCCACCCACTACACATGCACCTCCCTTTCCATAAGATACGTGCGGATCTTTGCTCCGAAGCGCCTCTCAAATGCCTTAGGATTGCGCCTCGTGGCAAAGAAGAATCGAGTCGCCCCAATCTCATCAGCCATCTCGGTGGCGACCTTCTCCCAATACTTTCCATCACCGCACATATACCGGATCAGCAATGCGTTCTCTGAAGGCACCGGCATAACTACAAGAAAACCCTTGTCCTCATGATATACAACGTGGTCTTCGGGCATGATCTTTAAATTCTCGCCGGTCTTTTTCTCGTACCATTCAGCCCATTCCTCAAACGTTTTCTTATTTTCTTTTTGGAGGGGAGTAGAAACTTCCCCATCTGATTTCATTTTCATCGAACACCTTCTTCCCAAAGAGACCGATAACTATCGTTCCAAGCAGAGAGAAGTAACCGTCCGGGAACACCACCTGCGGAGCGGTATATCCAAACACTTCAGCCCACGGCAATAGCACATAGTTATTGAACAGCATAAGACTCGCCATCCAAATGATTGACGGTATGGCCCCGCTTACGAACCAGCTCTTGTTCTGAAACATGGAAGACAAAACTTTACGGCTTTCGATATTGTCTTCTATCTGAAGTCTAGCCAGCTCCAGCTTCAACTCTGCCTGTTTCTGCTTATCAGGGATCACCCTGTCTATAACCTTATCAACCGCAGGCAAGCTTAAAATTTCGCTAAGAAAACTCATTGTTTATCCTCCAATGAATAAATGGTGGAGCAATGACAGACACTCATGAAACATGCTTGGGTTTGCCATTATTGCCAATATGCAGTTGATAATCACAAGGTATGTTATTTTGTTTATGCGGTCTTCAATGCGCTGTATGGATCCGTTCTGTTGTTTTTCGTGTAGTTTAAAGTCATGAGCCCACTCGCAGAGGATATACAATCGCTGGTCTTCAGGCAGAGTCATAATGTCCTGTACTGACGGGATAGGGCACACAGCACTACCACCTCCTCAGGTGGCCGTCCGCAGAGCGAAATACGTCTACGTGAATACAGCCGTTTTTGTAAGACATATAGCCAAACCCACCCAGCTCCGGAATCTGTTCTTTGGAATATAATGTTTCTATTGTTTCAATCAGCCTTGCTCGGTCTCCGTCCGCTGGTTGTATGTCTGCAGCCATGCCGAAAGTGTGGGTTGAACGTTCAGCCCCGCCTATCTTGGCGTTGTAGGCATTGCAGCGACAACCGGAGGTGATGATGATCGGGGCGCCGTATGCGTCACGTATCTTTTGTAGTAGGGTCGCCAGGTCGCGGTGAATGTGGTTGTATTTGGTCCCGAAACCGCAACCGCAGGAGCATTTAAACTCCTCGATGTCGAAATTTCTTGTCAGGTTGCCCATTGTATCCACCACCTTCATACTCGCACGCTATGAGAAAGCACAGGGCGGCAAACGCCGCCCCGGACACTGCAAAACATATACAAGCTAAAGCGTTCATTTTTACACGCCAAACGGCATCAGTATGTGACTGGGTCGTTGTGCGTAGGCGAACGAATACGGTTCGTATGATGTTTCAGCGTTATCCAGCTTGTAAGTTATGTACCCAATGGGAATCTTGTAAACCTGGTTCCATACGTCACCGACAAGATCGTATTCGTATATTTTCCCATTTTCGATCTTTGAATGGTTAGCGTACTTGAGCCCCAATCGCAAATCATACACATTGTTAGCGCTCTCAACTGGAGATATTTTAATTTTAGTAACAAAGTAGACAGCCGGG